CTTGGGGAACAGATGCTCTATGGGCATTCTTAGCCTTCCTAATCATAACTAATATAGTAGTTCCTTGGATGACTAAGAGACGTGGATACAATCAAGCTAAAGAGAAATATAAACAAACACTTGACAAATAACAACAAATGTGGTATAATATATACATAAGTGTTTCTTAAGTGTAACAATAGTAGGAGTTTAAATGACATATAGAGAAATAATCAACAGTGTCCTGAGACGATTAAGAGAGACTGAGATTGATTCAGATTGGTCTGGTGATATTAGCAATTCAACTATTACTCCCTACCAGAAATTAATTGGTGAGTTAGTGAATGATTCTAAGAAGAGTGTAGAATCTTATCACGATTGGAATGCTCTAAGAGAAACATTTAATATCAGAACTAAAGCTGGTAATATGCAGTACACATTAGGTGATGCCTTAAGAGGTGCTGGTGTATCTTTCAATGTGTTAGATGTAATCAACCAGAGTACAGGTACAGTATTAGAACAGATTCCTAATGATGAGATGAATAGAAAGATATTTCCTATCTCTCCTTCTAACTCAGGGGAGCCTAGATATTATGCATTCAATGGTATATCACAGGCTAGTACATCTAGAGAGCCAGACTTCAACATTGACTTCTATCCTATTCCTGATGAACAACAGATTATTTCTGTCAATATAGTAGGTGCACAGCAGGATTTAACTACTGCATCACAGGTATTGAGAGTACCATCACAACCTGTTATATTAGGTGCTTGGGCTAGAGCTATTGCAGAACGTGGTGAAGATGGTGGTACACAACAAGGTGCTGTAGCTGGAGAAGCTAGAGATGCTCTACTTCAAGCTGTACAATTAGATGCTGGTAACTTCGAGTACGAAAGAGACTGGTATGTTAATTAATAAGCAATTAAAGGCAGCAGTATTAGATACAGTAGGTGTCAATGGTCTAGATACACAGACACACCCTACTGCTCTAGATGCTACTTGGTTCACTAAAGCAGATAACATTGTATATACTGAAGGTGGACGTGTAACATTTCGTAAAGGTGTAAAACAATTAACATTAGCAGAAGGTAATCCTATCGGTGCTATCGTTGAACATAAACCAACAGGTAAAATATTTAGTGCTGCTGGTGGTAATATGTATGAGACAGACCTAACAGATAAAGATAATGCTTTCATAAATTCCTTTGCTACTGGAGCTACTAATTCAGACTGGCAATTTGTAGAATATGATGATGAGATTTATTGTTTCCAGGAAGGAGAAAAGCCAGTAGAGTATGACTCTGGAGTATGGTCACTATTAGAAGCTACTTCTGGTTATAATGCCCCTACAGGCGTAACTACTTTTGACCCTAGTTGTGGACTAGGAGACTTTGGAAGGATGTGGGCTGGAGGTATCTCTGAAGATAAGAATATCTTATACTACTCAGAACTAGAGAGACCACATAAGTGGTCAAGTGGTGATTCAGGATATATCAATCTTAAGTTCGTATGGGGCGGAGATGAGATTATCGGTATTAAAGCTTATTCAGGTAAGTTAGTTATCTTCGGTAGACAAAACATAGCTATCTATAACAACCCTACTGATGTTACTTCTATGTCTTTAGATGAAGTAATTGAAGGTGCTGGTTGTGTAGCTAGAGATAGTATTCGTGCTATCGGTAATGATTTATTCTTTATGTCTGATACAGGTGTTCGTTCGTTGAGACGTACAGCAGAAGCTAATACAGATAAGTTACCTCTAACAGATGTATCATCTACTGTTAAAGATGAGTTAATCTCTCATATCTCTAATAGCCATAATATTAAGTCTGTCTTTGTATATGATGAAGGACTATATGTAGTATCTTTTGTAGACTTAAATGTTACTTACGTCTTCGATATCACACATACTACACCTAAGGGAACACCTAGAATATCTAAGTGGTATTTTGAAGGTGATAGAAATCCAGTATCTATGGCATACTCAGAAGGATATGGTCTTTTATTCGGTCAGAAAGGAGGCAATGTTTGTTCTTATGAAGGTTACTTCGACATAGACTATGAAGGTTCTAATGTATATACCTATCATCCTTTTACTGGTAGTTTCTCTACAGTATGGATTGACTTAGGACAGGGATATATCTCTTCTATATTGAAGAAGTTACTGATGGTAATCTCTGGTGGACAAGGTACAGATGTTGGTTTAAGAGTATATAAGGACTTTGAATTAGAACCAAGCACTTCCTCTACCTTTAAGATGAACCCAGCTATTTTAGGTATCCCTTATAAATGGGGTACTTCAGCTGCATTATTCGGAACAGCTAAGTATGCACCTATATATGGTCTTAAAGAAGTAGGCCTACAATTAGCAGGAGATGCTAAGTATATTAGATTTGAGATGGATGGTGTAACTAATGGATATAAAGCATCACTCCAATCTATAACATTATTTTATAAACCAGGAAAAACATATTAATTATGAGCAATTATACAATCGCAGTAAACTGGGCTGGCAAAGATTCACTCTTAGATACTGACCCAGCAAAAGTAATTTCAGGTACAGATTTTAATACTGAGTTCGTAGCAGCTCGGACAGCTATTAATTCTAAAGCAGACTTAAATGGTGATGCAGCAGAGAACTTTACTTGTAACTTATTGACAGCAGATGATGCTATTATTGACGGACAAGCAGTAAGTCTATTGGATACACCTCAGACATACACTAAAGCACACAATACAGCATCAGAAGATATAAGTATGACTGAAGACCGTACTGCTAATCTACTCAATACTGATGTATTTATTGTATCTATTACAGCTACAGGATATACATTAGACGTATCTAACCAATCAGCAGGAGCTAAGTCTACATACATAATAAAGAATCAAGGAGCACATACTATGACATTAGATACTATGTTCTTCTTACCAGGAGGTGCTACTTATACAGCTACTTCAGGTGCAGGTAAAGTAGATATAATTAATTGTGTATCAGATGGAACTTCTATGTTCTGTACAGTAGATTACGACTTATAAGAGATGGGCTTCTTCACTTCAAATTTAGCCCTAGCAGAAGAGGTAGCTAACCCAACAGTTACTCAGCCTATTCAGCAAGACATAGGTGGAGTGGCTCCTCTGTCAGCTACATCTCAGATAACAGGAGACCCATTATCACAACTAGCTTCTTCTCTAGGCGGAGGAAGTTCTATGGCTACACAGCCATTAAGTGCTACTCCTTCTATTACATCTGATATAGCTAATCTATTTGGAAGTAGTCCACTAGCAGGTAATACATATATACCTCCTAACTCTGGTTCTTCTTCTATACAACCTACTGCTTATCCTTACCAACAACTAAGTAGTTCTAGTCCTAGTTATAGTTCACCTACAGATTTTTCATTACTTAGTTCATTATCTTCAGGGCCATCTTTAACTGATTCTATCAGTAATCTTTTTGGTAGTACAGGAACTACTAGTTCACCTACATATAGTAGTTATGATGCTTATGCTAAGAGTAACTCTCTGTTTAATTTTGGCAATGAAAGTTTATTAGGTTTCTCTAGTGATACATCTAAAGCTTTAACTGGATTAGGGCTACTTACTGGTAATCAAAATCTAGGACAGGCAGGGCAATTAGCTGGTCTCACTGGAAATAAACTATATGATTATGCAGTTAAGGATATTCCTTATGCTGGTCTATTGAATAATGATTTCTCTAGACGTGGCATTATGAACCAAGCTGGTCAAATGACTGGTTTAAATCAGTATGGTTTTATGCCAGCTATGGATTATCTACAAGGTGTAAATAATTATGGTGGTTTATTTAGCACTGTAGGTGGCTTAGTGGCTGGTCCTTTAGGTTCTCTTATAGGTGGTGCATTAGCTCCTACTGCGGGTTGGCAAGAAGATGGTTCTTGGTTAGGAGCCTACAATGAAAATATATCTGGACAAGCTGCTGACTATGCTAGAAGCTTTAACTTAGAACCAGGAACTCCTGGCTTTGATTTAGCTATGCAAGGTTACAGTTATGCTATGCAGAATAATCCTACTTTTTCACAAGCAGAAAATGAAAGAGTTATGGCAGAGCAACAGAGAGCTGAGGCAGACCAGATGGCATATTCAGAACTAGCTTTAGACCCTGGAAATATATCTGAAGCTGTTCAGTATGGTACTCAGAATTATGGACAAGAAGGAGATAGTATCTCTATTCAAGATGGTCAGACATTCCGTAGTGAAGAAGGTAACTGGAACTTAAGTGCACAAGAACAAGCAGACCAACAAAACTGGGAAGATACAGGTTCTTCTACAGGAGATGATTTTGGTTCTTGGGATAGTGATGCTGCTTCTGATATGGATGCTGACTCTGGTTGGTCAGGTGCTGATAG